CAACTACGTCAGCATTAGCTACAACAAATAGTAATGTTGCTACTGCACAACAAACTGCTAATAATGCTGTTTCTGCAGCTGCCACAGCACAAGCAAGAGCTAATCAAGGTGTTAGAGTAGGTATTAATTCTTATGTATCTAATCCTCAAAATGGTGATTTGTATTTTCAGGTTGCTTAGGAGGATGACAAACTATGGGTAGATATGATAAAATAAAAGTATATCATAATGGTCAATGGAAAACTCCTACATATTGTAAAATATATTATGCAGGAGCTTGGAAAGACTTAGGTGCTTATAATAGTTTTAATACTAACTCAGGTTATGTATATACAGGTGGTACATATAAAAGGTTTACTTTAAATAGACATGACTATGAACACCAAATAGCAGATTATGTAACAGGTTCATTTAAACTTAAACCAGCAAACGGTTTCTGTTATCAACCAAGTTCTACTAAAGATGGTACAGGTAAAGGTACAGGATATGACTTCTTTTTCAGAGCAACTGTTACAAAGTTAGAAGCAGGGACTAAACAAGTATTCAAATCTTGGTATGACGATGGTTGGAAGTTTGTAATCGAATGGTTAGATAATGGTAAATTACAAATTACTACACGTTGGAATTGGAAAACTGCTTATACTTTTACAACTTCAAATGCAGTAACAGATTTAAATACTCCTGTATATATTAATGTATATGCTAATAAATCTAGTTCACATCCTGCAACATGTTGGGCAGAATTCGGCCCTGTTGGTCATACTACAAAAACAGCTAACTATAGAATGTATGGTACTTGGAGACATCAAAGTGCAAAGAATCAAGTTGGTTCTGCAGGTCTTAAATTTACAGGTACACTTAGTTGTAAAGGTGTAGATATTAATGGTACTGTTAGAACTAAAACAATAAATATGGATACAGCAGAAGGATCAAGTAGCGATTACGAAGGAATTACACGTTACGTTGAAACAGAAACGGTAACGGAATATATTTAGAAAGGAGATAATATGGCAAGATATCCGATTAAATTATTAAAAGATGAAAACAGACAACCATTCTTTCCATTTACTATATTGGAATCAGTATTAGTAAATGGTTCTGAAAAGAATCTAGCTGATGTGTTAGATGAAAAAGTAGCACATTGTTCTGTTTTGCCTGAACCTAGCGAAGAACTATTAGGTCAAATAGTTCAATATGTAGGTTTATCAGATGCTACATATACAAATGGTTACTTCTATAAATGTGTATCTGATGGGGCAGTTGAACCAACATATAGTTGGGAAAATGTATTAGTACAATTTCAACCAACTAGAACAAGTCATCTAATTAATGATACAGATTTTATTAATCATGATGTTAATAATCTTACTCACTATACTTTAGGTGTAGAGACAGGTAGTACTATAGAACTAGCTATAAATTCTTCTACTTATGTTATGACTTTAACATTGAAGAATAAAGCAGGTACAGTTATAAGTACTTCAACAATAGATTTCCCTATTGAATCAATGGTTGTTAATGCTGTGTATGATAACACACATAAAAAGATTATTCTTACATTACAGAGTGGTTCTACTGTAGATATTCCATTAGGTGATTTGATTGCAGGATTACAAAATGAAATTACTGCACAAAATAAATTAAGTGCTGATTTAGTTGATGATTCTAATACAACTAATAAGTTTGTTACAGCTGCACTTAAAGCAGCTTGGAATGCTAAGTATGATAAGCCTGCTAATGGAATTCCTAAAACAGACTTAGCTTCAGATGTACAAGCAAGTCTTAGTAAAGCTGATACAGCTCTACAAGAAATGGTTATATTAGAATACGGTACGTCTACTTGGCAAGACTTTATAGATGCTTATAACAATAATGCAATAGTTTATTGTAAAGCTTCAGATGGAGCAGATCCATCTTCAGGAACTAAAGGACGCATGGCTGTTATGGTTTCTGTTAATGATCCATCAGATCCTACTGAAGTAGAGTTCCAATACTATAAAAGTGTTGCTTCAAAAAATATAGATCAACAAGGCGACCAAGTGTTTATATATACATTAAATAAAACTAATGGTTGGTCTAATTTAACTAGAAATACTTATACTAAGATGTTAGCAGGAACTAATATGAATAGTTCTTATAGCAACGGAGTATTAACTTTAAATTGTACTTTAGATATTTCAGGTAAATTAGATGCTAATAAAATCAAATCAGTATATACTGCTATACCTGGTGATATTTATGATGCAGCTTATATCAATGAACTATATGGTAATATTAATGCAATACTAGAAACATTAACTACACCTGCAGTTAATAATGGAGGTGGAGAATAATGAATCATACTACAGCAGATTACTTACAAAGTCTTATTAATGATTTAGCTACATTAAAAACAAACTTAGCAGCTAAAGGTGTTGAAGTCACAGAGAATGATGACTTCACATCTCTTGCAGCTAAAGTTCCTATGATTACATCAGGTGCATTTAAAGTTGCATCTATTGCTGAACGTGATGCTATTCAATATAAACGTGAAGGTGATATATGTTTAGTAATGACTGAAGGTGAATACCTCGGTCTCTACACTTATGATGGTAGTGCTTGGGTTGGTGTTGATTTTGGTGATGATGTTACAACAGCAGATATTATACTAGGAAAAAAGGCTATTAAAAATACAGGATTAATAACAGGAACATTTCCAAGATATAACGTAAAAAAAGATATTAAATTAATTGCGCAGTATCAAGATAATACATTAGTACTACCAGCTGATGCTTCTGATGTATTTTCTAATTTAACTAAAGATACATTTAATTTAAAGGTTGATGCACGTCTAACTAAAAACTTTGAAAGAATTTTTCAAAATTGTAGAAATATAGTTGAATTAGATTTATCTAATTGGCAGTGGCCTGCTACTAATATGGGCGAACGTTTCAATAACGCATTTACAGGAATGTCTGCTTTAAGAACTTTAAATTTAAGTGGTTTACGTTTATCAGATTCTAATTTAAATCCATATAACACTTTATCTTATGCTTTTCCAAGTACATTAGAAACGTTAATATGGAAAGACGGTTGGTGGGGAAATACACAATTTATGAATTTAACATTTACTTCTACACTAACTAATCTTAAATATATAGACTTAACTAATACTGGTTGCAATGCAGCTTATAATAGATGGCAAAATCTTTTTGCAAATAATTCAAAACTTGAAACCATCATAATGAAAAACTTTTACTTTGGTAATATGTCATCAACTCAAAATTTTCCAGGAGGTTTTAGTAATAAACAGTATTTAAAAAAAGTAGATTTAGAAGGTGCTAGACTTTCTCAAACAAATACAACATCATTTTTTACATTTAGTGGAGATGTTTTGTTAGAAGATTTAAATCTTAATTTTAATTCAACAATAAGTCCAACTTACTTATTGAATACTTTTAAAAACTGTAGATCTCTAACAAATATAGATTTAATAAAAGTTGGTTTTTCAAGATTAAATAATACTTCAAATGCGTTGAATAGTACTTTTGCTGGTTGTAATGCTTTGACTACAATTAATAATATTAATAAAGCATTACCAGCTGGTATATCAAATTTATATGCAACTTTTGAATATTGTAATTCTCTAGTAAATTTAGATTTAAGTAATTGGGCTACACCAAATGTTACATCAATGAATCAATTATTTAATTATTGTACATCTTTACAACATTTAGATATCAGAAGATTTGATTTTACTAATGTTGCTAATTATGCTAGTATGTTTGGTAGTGCTGATAGTGCTGCATCTCAAGTACCAGCAAACTGTGAAATAATTGTTGCTGATCAAACTGCAAAAGATTGGATAACTACAAATTTTGCATGGTTAACAAATGTACAAACAGTTGCTGAATATGAAGCTAGTTTAGAAGGAGGAGAATAAGATGGGAGATAATACTATAATTGTTGTTGCAGGATTTCTAGTTACTGTTATTAGTTTAGTTACACCTATAATTAAACTCAATACTACTATTACAAAATTAAATGTAACTGTTGATAACATAAATAAAGTCTTACAAGATAACGATAAAGTATTTAAAACACATGACGAAAAATTACAAAACCATGAGGTCCGTATTGACCGATTAGAAAGGAAGAAATAATTATGAAACTATGGTTTAAATGTGCTGGTATAAGAGCTCTTAGAACTGTAGCTCAAACAGCATTAGGTACTTTAGCTGGTTCTACTTTATTCTCTGAAGTAAACTGGCTTACTGTAGGAAGCGCTGCTTTATTAGCAGGTATCCTATCGCTACTTACATCTGTTGCTGGTATTCCAGAAGTTGAATATGAGAAAAGTAAGGAGGCGAAGAAATAATGGAAGAACTAATTGACAATGAGGAAATCGAAGTACTTGATGACTTTGATGAACTAGATGGACAAACAACTTTCAATGAAGATAGCATTGAAGAATTAGTTGAAGAAGGAGATGTCGAAAATGTTTACAGTGAGAACGAGTAAGCCAGGCTCTGGTAATAAGTGTTATATCACTACTAGCAAAGGCGGATGGTCTAGATGCATTCAAGGTAAACCTACAGATAAACAATGTAATGTTCTAGCAAATTGCGTCGGGTATGCATCTGGCCGCTTTGCAGAAATATATAATGAAATTAAAAAGACTACAGGTATGAAGTATGCAGCACTAAACTGTAATGCAGAGAATTGGATTGAACGTGCTAAATCATTAGGTCTAAAAGTTGGACAAACTCCAAAACCAGGTGCAATCATGTGCTGGCAAAAAGGCGCTACTTTACATAGTGATGATGGTGCTGGACATGTTTGTATCGTAGAAAAAGTGTATAGTGATAATCTAGTTTACACTTCTGAATCAGGTTATGGTTCAAGTGCATTCTGGAATGCAACACGTAATAATAATAATGGACGTTGGAGTGCAGGCTCTGGATACACTTTCAGAGGATTTATTTATAATCCAGCTGTTGAAGATGTACCACCAAGTCCAGCACCTAGAAAATATAAAGTTGGAGATACTTTAATTTTCACAGGTAGACTATATGCAAACAGTTATGGTGGAGGTGCAGGACAAACACGTTCTAATCTTAAATGTACTATAACAAAAGTTAATGAAGATACTAAAGCAACTAAACCTTATAATATTAATAACGGTTTAGGTTGGGTAGCTGAAGCAGATTTAAAACCAATCACACCTACACCAACACCCACACCAACACAATTTAAAGTTGGAGATTGGGTAAGAATTGTTGGTAAAGGTAATGGTGCTGCAGATGGTTCAGCTAATACTGCATACGGTATTGGTTGGAAAAAACAAATACTTAAAATTTATACAGGATATAAATATCCATATCGTGTAGGAAGTACTTCAAGCACTATCGGTTTCTATCAAGCAAGTGCATTGAAGAAATTATAGGAGGTGTTAAATGGCTACATATGTTAATTGGTTTGGACATATAAATGCTGATGGTTTTGCTAAAGATATAAAGAATATGTCTTATGCAAAAGCTTATAAAGAATTTGTAGATGCCTTTAATGAAGTAGATAGAGGAATTGGTGGCTTCACAAAAAATGATGCTAACAATCTAATAGCTATGGCGAATGCTTTAACAGCTCAATATGGTGCAGGTGTTAATACAAAGAATCTTGTAGGACAACTTCAACAAGTTATTAATAAAGGAAGTTACGATAATAGTGTAATGCGTAACAGTCTTAGATGGGATATTGATTCTTTGAGTCCTCAAAACTTAACAGGTTCTTCTACTGGAGAAATCACAAAAGATTCAAATGGACAGGCGGTTGTTACTAAAGGTAGCAAAACAGGTACTAATTTAGCAACAGGTCAAAAAGCCACCACATCTACTACAAAAACTTCTACATCAACAGGAGGTAGCTCAGGTGGTGGAGGAGGTTATTCAGGTGGCGGAAGCTATGGAAGTGGCTCTGTTAATAATTCTTATTATGAAAAATTAATTAAAGAATACAGAGATAAAATAGATGCCCTTGAACATCCTAAAGTATGGACAGCTTCTGAACTTGCTGAAAAGCATGGTGTACAGGCT